CATTGCTCCTCTTCACAGTAGAACTACTGTGGTTGAATTCAAACTTGTGAACGGTCAGAAGAAAAAGATGGCTGGGCTGTTTCACAAACGAATGATGGATATTCTCAAGAAAGAGAAGGTAGAGTACAATGATAAGGTGCTTGCTGAACTGCTGATGAAGCATTTCCCTGACTATCGCAGGGTGTTGAATGAGTTACAGCGATACAGTGCGGGAGGCGTAGTAGACGAGGGTATACTCAGCAATCTGTCTGAGTTGAACACTAAGGCGCTTGCAGACGCCCTTGCAGAGAAAGACTGGAAGAAGATGCGTCAATGGGTCGCTAATAATGTTGACTCGGACCCCCAGGCTGTATACAGAAAAGTATACGACACACTGCTTGATCGGGTCAAACAGGTACCGCAGTTTGTTTTAATTATTGCTGACTATCAGTACAAGGCTGCCTTTGTCGCCGATCAGGAAATTAACTTGACTGCCTGCTTGACTGAGGTCATGGCTAATGTTGAATTGAAATAATGAAAGAGTTCCATAATCTAAGTGATGTACAAGGTATAAAGGATGCTCTGCTTAATGATCTTGTAGTTGTAATTCGCAATCAGAATTTGACACCAGAGGAAGAGGTAGAGTTTTGTCAGTCGATAGGAAAGTGCCAGTATCTGAAGCATGAAAGAACAAAGCACATTGCTGTAGGTGAATACATCCTTAGAGTCACGGGCGAAAAGAATGAACACGGCGAAGAAGGCTTGTTCGGACATACTTCTTCATTGGATTGGCATGCCAACCAAGCATCTAATCCTGATAGAAGCCCGCTCATTTGGCTGTATTCAGTGAAAGGTTCAGCAGGAAGTAGAACCAGCTGGATTGATATGGCACATGCATATAGAGAAATGCCTGACGATCTCAGGGAAGAGATACAAGACATTGAGATAACTCTAGGCTACAAGAAAGGTTCTTATAGCGATAGTAATTTCTTTGTTGAGCATCATGCAACCGACAAGCCGTTCAAGTTGGTGCATACAAATGATGCCGGTATCACTGGATTGTATTTCCCGTTTTTGCAAATCTTCGGCATGGTAGGCAAGACACAGGAAGAATTTAATAGTATAATGTCAAGACTGAAAGAACATGTACTTCAACCTGAGTTTGCATATCATCATGATTGGCAAGATGGTGATATTGTTATCAGTGAGCAATGGTTAAGTATACACAAGCGATGGGACTTTGAAGGAATGGAAAACCGAGTGCTACATCGTATTGCATTTGATTATAGGTAATGTAAATGACAGGACATCTTGAAGAACTTGGTGCACCTATAGAGTCTTTTGATCCCGACTCCTATAAGGAAAAGAAAAAGGCAATCAGTCCGTTTGATTTTGCTAACAGCATCAACCACAGCAAAGATAATTTGATTGTTGATGACTGGAGCGAGAAGCAATACAATGCTTTCATCGTGAACAAGGCTATGAGTTATGGGCCTGACACTGTGATTGCATGTAATGAAATGAACTCTAGACCTCACTTGTCTGCAAAGATGCAGTATGACTTTCTTCTGAATGTGGTTCGTCCTAAGAAACGATATAACAAATGGCTCAAGCCTGACAAGGAAGAGAAACTTGAAATCATCAAAGAGTATTATGGATACTCTAACACAAAGGCGCAAGAGGCACTTAGGATTTTGTCAGAGAAAGACCTAGAGCAAATGAAGCAAAGGATGTATAAAGGAGGCAAGTAAAAACTCATTTTTATAAATAATCAGTAATTTGTTTATTGATTTTATAGGAATAATAAAAATGAGTGACTATTTTGATATTAATTTCCCCGGGTATATCCCGCTGGAGATTAAGATAGAACATGCAGATGATTTTTTGAAAATTCGTGAAACGCTTTCTCGTATTGGTGTCGCATCTCGCAAAGACAAAACCTTGTATCAGTCTTGCCACATTTTACATAAGCAAGGCAGATACTTTATTACACACTTCAAGGAATTGTTTGCCCTTGATGGCAAGTCGGCTAATCTAGATGACACAGATTTGGCTAGAAGAAATTCAATTGCTAAGTTACTGTCTGATTGGGGTCTACTGACAATATTGACACCGGAGTTGCATGAAGACTGCGCTCCTATTGGACAGATTAAAATTATATCATACAAAGAGAAAGATGAATGGGAACTAGTGGCGAAATACAACATAGGGCGGAAGAACTAGATTGCTGTGTCTCGGTACCTGATCTTATAACCGAAGAAGAAAAGACACACCTACTAGAAATCTGGAATTGGGTTGATTCCAATTACCTAATCGATTTCTTTTCTTCCTATCACCCAGAATACATGCGCAATGGTGTGTACGCTTCTTCTATATGGGCTAACTGGAGAAGCAAAGACAGACGGTATGTGCAGTCGCTCGCTAAAAGATATCCTATTTCTACTCCCAGCATACCTACTGTCCAGCTTGTAGTTGTACGAAAGAATGCCGGTGCTAGAAAGCACATAGACAAACACCCTATGAGAAAGTGTGTGGTGTCCATTCCTCTGCAAACAGAATCGCCAATACTTTTTTACGAAAACGAAAACAGCACAGAACCAATGGTGTCAGTTAAATATGATACTCCTATGTTACTAAATGTAGGACAAAAATATCATTCAATACCATCTTCTGACAAGGATAGACTCATGCTTCAGTTGGTGTTTGGAGAAACATACCAAACAACGAAAAAAAGATTTGAGGAGTGGGAGCAAAGTATATAAATATATGTGAAGTGCCGAAAGGGCTTCGTAAATGAAAACTCGCTTAATAAAGGAGACCTATAATGGTTACTAAAAGATATACCGTATCTGATCTACACGACTTCGCAAATGATGTGAAGCCTTTCTCAATTGGCTTTGAATCTATTTTTGATAATTTGTTTACTGCTTCTGAAGTGTCAAACAATTATCCTCCCTATAACATCATCAAAGACGATGATGAAAATTACACAATCGAAATGGCTTGCGCTGGCTTCTCTCAAGATGAATTTAATATTCATGTTGTGCCTGATGGCAACAAATTAGTTGTACAGGGTGTTCAAGATCGAGGTGAAGATAAAAGAGAATTCTATCATAAAGGCATTGGAGCTAGAAACTTCACTCGCACTTTCGCACTAACCGAAGATGTAAAAGTGAAGGGCGCTGATTATGCAGATGGTATTCTATCAGTTTCTCTTGTTCGGATAATCCCCGAAGAGAAAAAGCCTATTGAAATTAAAGTAGGTAACGCAAAATCTGAAAAAGAATTTTTGCAAGATTAAATGAAAACGGGGGGAGGAAACTCCCCCCAACTAAAAGGAAAATATATTATGTCTGATGTTCAAGTAATTAAATTAATCTCCGGTGAAGAAATCATTGGTTCTGTCAATGACATTGAAATTGAAAGTCGCCAATTGGTTGAACTAAAAAACCCAGCAATCATTATTCTTATGCCACAAGAAGATAATCCTGATGTCGCTCAGATTGGTCTTGCCCCGTGGTGTCCTTATGCTGACAAGCAACTTGTGCATGTCATGCCTAGCTCAATTACTGCGGTGATTACGCCGAAGAAAGAACTGCTAGCCGAGTACACTAAACTCTATGGCAGTAGAATCATTACAGCCAATAAGGAAATCGTTACTTAATCACGCTAATCGGCTAAAAACTAGTTGACTTTTCTTCTTATATTATGTATAGTGTGACACATGAAAAACGAATTTTACAGTTGGGCATGGCAGTACGGCAATCAGATTTTGCTTCGAGGGGTCCGTGACGGTAAACGATTTACTGAAAAGCGATCCTTCAAGCCAACTCTTTATGTTCGTGCAGATGGTGAAACTCCTTTCAGAGGATTGTATGGCGAGAAAATCAAGCCGATAGAATTTGGCAACAACAAAGACGCCAAAGAATTTCTAGACAATTATTCTGAAGTTGAAAACTATCCTATTTATGGTCAGACTGATCTGACCTATCAATTTCTGTCTTCGGAATATCCTAAAGATATTGAGTTTGACTTATCACAACTCTCAGTATGGTCTATGGATATTGAGACTACTGCTGAAGACGGCTTTCCGAGTGTAGATAATCCTACTGATAAAGTCCTTCTGATTACGATGATGAACAATCATACGAAGGAGATCATCACTTGGGGTGAGGGTGAATGGACGCCCGGTCCTGAAACAAAAGACTTGGGCGTTAACTATGTTCCATGTGACGATGAAAAGCAATTGCTTACTAAATTCGGAACATGGTGGGCTAACGAATATCCTGATATCGTCACTGGTTGGAACATTGAGTTTTTTGACATTCCTTATCTTGTTTCTCGTATGGATAGGGTATTTGGAAACGATGCTAAGAATTCACTTTCTCCTTATAACATGACTCGCCGCAAAGGTGTGACTCGCAACAACAAGGAAGAGACAACTTATGATATCAAGGGTGTCTCGATTCTAGACTATTTGGATCTCTACAAAAAGTTTACTTACAGTGTGCAGGAATCTTATAAGCTAGATTATATTGCCGAGGTCGAACTAGGTAAGAACAAACTAGAAAGTGGTTTCGATACCTTTAAAGAATTCTATGACAAGGATTGGCATCGATTTATTGACTACAATATCATTGATACGAAACTCATTGACGAGCTTGAGGATAAGATGAAACTCATCGAACTTATTGCGACAATGAGTTACGATGCCAAGGCAAACTTCCGAGATATCTTTTCTTCGGTTCGTACTTGGGACTGCTTGCTTTACAATCACCTATTATCAAAGAACATCATGATCCCTCAGAGAAAGCCTGGACAAGGCAGAACTATTGAGGGTGCATTTGTGCAGGAACCTAAGCCCGGTCCTTACAAGTGGGTTATGGCTTTCGATGCGACATCTCTGTACCCTTCTATCATCATGCAATACAACATGTCTCCAGAGACACTTGTTCCTGGTATGGTAGATGTGAATGTGCAGGGTATGCTTGATAGAAAATATACGATTGATGATGACTATGCTATCACTGCGAACGGTGCTAGGTTCACTAAGGACTCTCAAGGACTATTTCCTGAGATTGTTTCAAAGTTTTTTGATGATCGACAGAAATACAAAAAGCTGATGATTCAGGCGCAGAACAAATATGAGGAGACAAAGGATCCTAAGTATTTGAATGATATTGCTAAGTACAATAACTATCAGATGGCAAGAAAGATTCAGTTGAACTCTCTCTATGGTGCAATGGGCAACCAATACTTCAGATACTATGATGACAGGATTGCTGAAGGCATTACGCTGACTGGTCAGGTTGTCATTCGCTCGGCGGCTAGGGCACTTGATAAGTTTCTAAACAAGGTCTGTGGAACAAAGGATGAAATGTATTCTTTCTATTCTGATACAGACTCATGTTATATCACGATGGAAAAGGTTGTCAAGAAATTTCTATCAGGTAAAAATTATTCTGCAATTATCGATGCCCTTGATAAGATTGGTTCGGATCAAATTGAACCTGCAATCGCTAGGGAGATGCATGACATTGCCGAGTATTCAAATGCATTCGCACAGAAGATGGACTTCAAACGAGAAGTAATTGCCGACAAAGGTATCTGGGTTGCGAAGAAA